GGAAGTATGAGCAAGAAAAGAGACCAGGAAGAAAAAAGAGAAGGACCTCTAAATAAAAATACAAGTAATCCAACCCAGATAAATCGTGGAGTTGAATTGCTATTAAGAAAACGGAGGAAGAAGACAGTTCCAAAGACTTTTCAAGTAAGGTTTGGAAATATGCTCTCTTTCTTCAACAGAGAAGTAGAGTTTTATTTTCACTTCTGCTTGGACTTCAGAAAAAAAGATCCAGGAGAGTAAAATGTTAGCAGTTACTTTGACCCTTTCTTCAATCATTTCAATTTTATTTCTTATTGTAGGTGGTGTAGTAGGATATCTTCTAAAGGAATATGTCTATGAGAGAAACTCAACATACATCCCAACACATCCAGAAATGTTTGATGAAAATGGACAACTTATAGCAGATGATATTCTTGCTGTTAGATTTGAAAACCCAGAGGACTTCTCTGAGACTGAATAAATAACCACACTGACTTGATTAAACATGGCAACATCCACAAAACTTCCACCCAATCCATTTCTTCATGAGATCTTATCTCTTGCAAGCAAGCAAAGAAGCAAAGCAAAGAAGATTGAAGTTCTCAAAGAATATGGATGTGATGCATTGAAAGCTGTACTGATTTGGAACTTTGATGACACTGCAATTAGTGTTATGCCTGTAGGTGAAGTTCCTTATAATAAGAATGAAGCACCTTTAGGTACAGATCACACCTCTCTAAGAAAAGAGTGGAAAAATCTTTATCACTTTGTAAAAGGTGGTAATGATTCTCTCTCCAATATTCGTAGAGAGAGTATGTTTATTCAACTCCTTGAAGGTCTTCACCCTGATGAGGCAGAGATTGTCTGTTTGGCAAAAGATAAACAACTTGAATCAAAGTATAAAGTGAAAAGTGATGTAGTGAAGGAAGCATTTCCTGATATTCAGTGGGGAGGCAGACTCTGATGAGTATTAAAATCTTACATGAAGCCTGTGATCCTGAACTTGCTAATGATAAAAAACTCCCTTACACATCTTACCTTGTACAATATCTTGTAGAAGGACAAGTGACTTATGATGTCACTAACTGTAGTAAAAGGGTTGATCTTTTTGATTTTTACTATGATAAGTATAAAAAAGATTTTATTAGATTTGATCAGACTGAAGGAAGAGTAAGTCCTAAAATGTGGGGTAATAAAGGTCCTGAGGAAAAGAAAAAATGAATGCTGATGAAGAATTAGAGAGACAAATTAACGCTATTATTAGGGATGAAATTCAAGATGTAATCAATGACTATGTTGATGCTCAAGAAAATACAAAGAAAGCAGGTATTGGATTTGTAGAGAATGAGGACAAACTGAAAGTCAACATCTCAAAAGGTGAGGTTGATAAACTAATCAAACAATATAAAAAACTTAAGAAGCAAGAGAAATCTAATCTCTCACAAGTTAAAAAACTTGGTTTAGTAGATAAGAATGGTAATCCCTTAAAATAAATACATCAAAGGCAATAGTTCTAAATGCTATCTACAAAATACAGACTCAGACTTGAGTTTATCTGCTCACGCATTGTTAAGGGTGAGGAAGTAAATCTTGAAGATATGATCTGGGCAAACAAGTTAGCTAAGTCTAATAGAAGTGCTTATGAAATGTTGAATAAGGCAAGAAGAATTGCTATGAATCCAGATGTCCCTGATGGAGGGCTTGATGATTTTATGATACAGATGGGACTGGGGGATCCTGACCCATCTAATCATACAAAGGGATTCCAAAACACAGATGAGATTGCAGAATGGTTTCATCAAGATAGGACAGATGATTGGAGGCAGCGTGACTGAGTTTGATAAGATTACACCTCAAACATATATTGATATGAATAAAGAGTTTGAGGAAGAGGGGACCATGGTAAGAATTGAAGTTCCTACACAAGAACAAATTGATAAATGGAAGCAATGGAAAGTTCCAGATATGCATGAACGAACTGCACCAACACCAGATATGGTTCAAGATATGTGGGATGCTATTGGGGGAAGACCATGCAAGCATTAGTATATTCTAATAACAGTCAAGAGTGTGAGAGAGCAAAGCAACTCTTGGAAAGTCTTGGTCAAGACATCAGAGAATTTTTATTAGATGTAGATTTTACAGATAAACAATTCAGAGCAGAGTTTGGTATTGAAGCAGAGTATCCACAAATTTCTGTTGGTCTTAATCATAGAGGTAGTCTGAAAGAAACTCTTAACTTTCTGAAAAAAGAGGGAATGTTCGTGTAGATACAAAACTGTATCATCAAGCACACTTGACAGATATATAGTTATAGGTTATCATTTACCTGTCGTTCATCTCAAAAAGAGACGCAAGTAAGTCGCGGAACGGAGCGTTCATCCCATGTTGCCAGAATTTCTTCTTTATTCCAGTCTTCTTTGTGAAGATGCTGATGCAATCATGCTCAGAATCAAAGCAAATGAGGATATGAATTCCATCATTAAAGTTGAATTGATTGATACAATTAAGGAGGCAACTCCTAATTGTCCATGGGACGCAAACGACTAAAGGAACGGGTCTAAAAATCCAACTACTTTAGGAGTACAATCATGAACACACTCAATCTCATTCGAAAGCAGATCAATAAGGCTGCTGCTCTGCATGATGCTCAAATCACTCACACCTCATATCGTGGTGTTGAATATGATACACGTTGTGTAGAGTCCAAAGAGACCCATGGTACATTCTGTTATCGTGGAAAATCCTATGTCAAGTGATTGACTTACACATACATAATTGCTAGAATGGGAGGGTGACCTCCCATTTTTTTTATGGAAAAGGATAAACTTAAAAAGATTATTTCTAAGTTGAAACTTATTGTTGATGAGTTGGAGTCAGAAGTATATTCTGATCCACAGGCATATAAGTATGATACTAAATATGATATCCCAATATCAGACTATGATGAGGTATTCAATGATGACGATGGTTATCCAGACTAATGTATGAAGAACTAGACACTTTTGAAAGAGCACTTCAACACTTTGGTACAAGAGTTGAGTGCTTTGCTGCTATGGAAATGGGTGGTAAGATAAGTGCAGAAGATGCTTATCAAGCTATCAAAGCAGAACTCAAAGAACTAAAAAAAGTTAGAAAAGCAGAAAAGAAATGACAGCAACACTTATTTCAGTTACCCCTGATGCAGAGAAGCATATTGCTTATTGTGCTAGGGTAAGCAACCCTTCTAACCAGGGCAATGATTCCTTTGAAGGTCTTATCAAGTATTGCATCAAACACAAGCATTGGAGCATCTTTGAGCAAGCATTCTTGACCATTGAACTATCCACAACCAGAGCAATAGCAGCTCAAGTGCTTCGTCATAGGTCATTCACATTCCAAGAATTCTCTCAGAGATATGCTGACTCCTCACTGTTGAGTAAAAAAATCCCACTTCCAGAGTTGAGAAGGCAAGATACTAAGAATCGTCAAAATAGCACAGATGATTTAGATCCATTCTTGAATCAAAATCTCCAGATTCAAATGCAAACCTTGTTTGATTCCTCCATGGCATTGTATGAACAGATGCTTGAAAGGGGCGTGGCAAAGGAATGTGCTCGTAATGTGCTTCCTATGTGTGTTCCAACCAAAATGTACATGAGTGGTTCAGTGCGATCATGGGTGCATTATATTGATCTGAGGTCTGCTAATGGGACACAGAAAGAACATATGGACCTTGCTAATGAATGTAAAGCAATCTTTGTAGAGCAGTTCCCTGTCATAGCATCTGCTCTTGACTGGTCTTAATAAATAAACACACAACTGAGGTAACTTTATGGCAACATACCCTGTTCTTAATAAAGAAACTGGTGAACAAAAAGAAGTCAAGATGAGTGTTCACGATTGGGATCAGTGGAAGGTTGATAATCCTGAATGGGAAAGATACTTTACTGCTGAAAATTCACCAGGTCTTGGGATTGAGGTTGGTGAGTGGAGAGATAAACTTGTTAATAAGAATCCTGGATGGGGTGAGGTTCTTAAAAAAGCTGAGAAGTCTGGAGGTATTTCTGGACGCTTAGCAAAAAGAGGTTCTTATGAATCTTCAACTCAATCTGCTTTTGATGTAGACTAGACCACTATGCCAAGAAAATCTAAAACTGGAATTGGAAACACTGGTAATCCAGTGCCATTTGGAATGAGCAATAGAGTTATGAAAAGGAAAAAACCAATCAATCTAGATTACATTAAGAAGATTGAAGCCTTAACTGACAATCAACAGATATTCTTTGATGAATATGCAAAGGACCAACACACTGTTGCTTATGGATGTG